ACAGTTTTCAAGACTGTATCAATCGACCTCTCTGACACGCTTCCTATTGGTACTCCCGAAGGGACTCGAACCCCTAACCTAACCGTTATGAGCGGTCAGCTCTAACCATTGAGCTACAGGAGTGTAGGAAGTTTTTCTACTATCACATGAAATGATAGCCAGCCAACAACAAACCACGTTAACGCAGCAGATTTGGTAGTGTTGCCATTTTTCACGTCATTCACACCAAACCAACCATTGAACACGAGTAGCGCTATTAGTACAATAAACCAGATCATAACAATCTCCAAAAAATGGTGATCCCGGCAGGATTCGAACCTGCGACCCCAAGCTTAGAAGGCTCGTGCTCTATCCAGCTGAGCTACGGGACCTTTAATCGTTAGGTAATACGACCTATTCGATGCATGAGATTAGCAACGTTGATTAACTCGGTTGAAGTTATGCTTTCACTTTCTTCGATACGCGTAAGCATATCCTTATAACAATAAAGAGCTCGCTTGAGCAACTCCACGTCTACTAGAGCGAACGTAAAGCCTTTCTCTTCATTTGACATTACTTCGACTCCATCAACCAGTTATTGGCAGTATCCATCCAATCGAGTGCTTCGACTGGAAGAGATTCGCCGCGGCGCTGTGCATTCAAAAGATTGCAGAACGTATTTTCCACAGCCTTTGGATTTTCCATTGTAGGAAATGCAAACAATTCAACTTCCATATTCAGCCTCCATATTGTATATATTCAATTTATCGTGCGGTGTAATCATAAACAGTGAAGTGAGTTGCGTCAGCAATCAGACAGTCTTGCATCGCGCGGGTTCGCGAGCGAAGATAAGTAGTCTTATCGTTACGAGTCATTTCGCGGCCGATTGAAACGGCACGAGGGCCACGATAGCGAAGACGGACACGAGTATTGGTTTCACGATAGGCGGCTAAAACTTGTTCGCGAAGTTCGATCGGTACCCAATAGGCACGTACAGGATAATAATTATTGCGAGTCACGGCTGGATTGTGAGTCGATTCAATTTGTTCAACGGTAAAAGTCATGATATATTCCTTTCCAACTGATAATATCATCTTACAACGGTTTTGGATTATTGTACATGTTTATTTTAGCTTTTTCTCATGCATGCAGAAAGATTTCACATTACTCCGACACCCACTTGGCAATTGAACCAAACTTGAGGTCGAAAAGATACTCGAGACGCTCGAGACCATAGAAATCGAACTCGTCTTTGGAGATGCCTTCTGCATCGGCGATGATCTCGATGGCACGCTCACGATCGGTGCCTTGAACGAGTTGCATCGTCTCTTCGATGCGAGCGACAAACTTGGTAAAGTTGCGCGCCTGGCTTGCAGCTTCTTCAGTTTCCTGAATATCAAGTTGCTTCACGAGACGCTCAAAGTCAGCATCAAACTCTTCGAGAGAAACAAAACGCACATAGCGAGGACGAAAACCATACACGTCCTTGTGCAGGTCGGAGTAGATGTCGCCATCCTTCGAGTTGCTGACGGTGTTGATGTCCGAGAGAGTAAGCATGTCAGTAGTTCCTTTCATCATCATATATCCAGGATACCATGTTTTTGAAATAATGTACACAAAAAAATGCGCTCAGAATCAATCCGAACGCATTTTTTTCAAATGTTTTTGGTGTTACTTTTTGCGACCGATATTATATTTTGTCACAAGACTCCATTCATTTTTTTCCTTGAATGGAAGGATCTTAATCTGATTTAAAGGAGTCTGAAGCTCTGTAATTTTTTCTTGATCAACAATCGCGATCAGGCCCCAATCGGAGAGAAGCTTGGTAATTGTATTTCTCCGACCTTTATCCTCTTCGGAAAAGTCGGAAGGTTTTCCGTCAAGAGCAAAGAGCTCTTTAAAGTGGACGATATAATATTTTCCTTGCTTATGCAAAATATGACAAGACTGATAGAGTGTCTTATCTTTACGAGAAGCTACTCCGATGCGAGTTAAAGTCTCGCGAACTTTTAGGAAATCGTCTTCTTCTCCGAGCCTCACTTCAACTAAAGTTTCTAAAATATTCATGTTTCGCCCTTCTGAATCTTTTTCTTTATTATTTTTATATGTTCAGAGGAGAGGATATCAAGAGCTGCCTTGGCAGCACGGCGGTTATAACCATAATATTCTGCGACCGCTTCGAGATCTCCATCCTTTTCTTTCTTCACCCACTTCGCAAAGCGCTTGCTAGGTCGAATAATATTTATTAAAAAGGAATATTGCAGCTTATTATCGAGGTTATGGTTACAGTTCATCATGTTTGCGGCATGAATGGAATCGGCGAAGTAAGATAAAGAACGATTCGTTAGCCAAGGATTATATGTCTTCTCGGCGAGTGTGTCATTCTCCGTACCTTTCATCAGGTTCTTCTTGGTCGAGTTGATTGAGTTTACGAAGTCGAACGGTTTCATCTTTACGACCTTTCATTATCACGTCTGCAGACTTATCGAAGAAGTCTGCACATTTTTCACAGATCTCGAGAGATGCTGTCCCGTCTGCAGTTTCAAGACGAAGTTCATGGAACAACGCTTTCTTCGGATACTTATCCATGCAGACAGGACACTTCTTTTTCCAGATCACAGAAACTCACAGTCGGCCATAATCTCAGTCAAACATGCCATCAGATTGATCTCAGGATCAGCGGCGAATGCATTCTGATACTGATACTTTGCAAGGTGCAGTACTAGCTGAGGCATACTGCCTTTACCGATATAATCCTCTGCCTTATCAAAGAAGGCACGAAAGAACTCGGTAGGTTCAATGTCAGACTCTCCAAGCCACTTCCGGACGGCTGTGAAGTTCTTGTCCTTCATATAACCGATTAGCTTGGCGAGTGCGTTGTCAGAGAAGTTGCGTAGGATACCAGTGTCGATCTTACCAGTCGCGCTGTAACGTTGCAACTCATTGATGACTCGACGCCAATCAGGAAAGTGAGACTTGATCACTTCGGCAACCACTGGCTTCTCGTATTCTACGCCTTCAGCATCAAGAATTCCACATACTCGTTGCATGAATTGTTTTGCAAGAGATGGGAGTTCTGACTTCGGAATCTTGAACTTGATCACAGAACAACGAGAATGAAGCGGCTCGATGATACGATCAACAAAGTTGCAAGTCAAAATAAATCCACAGTTGGCGCTAAACTCTTCCATAAAGTTACGAAGAGCTGGCTGAGTTGACTGAGGATTGAGATAGTCGGCTTCGTCGAGGATCACCATCTTTCTGCCACCCATGAGAGAGACAGAGCTAGCAAACTGCGAGATGTCGTTACGCAGCATGTCGATGTTGCCATTCATCGAACCGTTGATAACGATGTAGTCACATTGGAGTTCTTCGCACATGGCTTTGGCCACAGTCGTCTTACCAACGCCTGCGGTGCCAGAGAGAATGAGGTTGGGAATGTTCTTTTGATTTACAAACTGTTGAAATGTCTTCTTGAGTTCGTCAGTCAGAATAGTGCCGGATACGGTCTTTGGGCGATACTTCTCGACCCACAAAAAATCTTCAAGCATAATATATCTCCGTCACAAAAAGTGGGCGGCACCGAAACACCGCCCATTCAAATCAAGCCTCGAAAGCCGAGTTGGATTCAACGGCAATCCAATATTCTACTGCGACACCCTTCCAGTGGCTGAGTCCCTTCGAAGAGATCAATACGTCATAAGAACCTGGAATCAACTTCATGCAATCCGAACGGAATACCATACGAAAACGAGCTTCAGTTTCACCAACTTCGATACTAAACGAATCGTTACTGGTGCCACGAGTATCGACTGCTTGGAGCAAGATCTTACCGTTCTTCCCAACGATAGCAATCTCAGGCAACTGAGAAACTGCCAAGGCTTTCATCACTCGATTGAGTGCCTCTTCTGAAATCAAACAGTTGACTTCAGGATTTGGCAACTCAATCTCGCGATCGGGAGGAACGATGATCAGCGAAGGATCAGTGACAGCATACTGAAACCGATTGTTACCTTCGATGAGTTCGACGTACGAATCCTTGATTGCAATCTCAGGATCATTAAACAAGGAGAGAGTGCCGATAAACCGTGAGAGGTCGTAGACGGCAAAACCCTTCTCAAAGTCTTGTTTAATTGTTGCTTTCGCAAGAACAGATTTTGTACTCGAAATAGTACGGATCACATTTCCAGGCTTGAACATAATATTCTTGTTAATAGCCGAGAAGTTCTTGAGTACTTGCAACGTATCATTATCTAATTTCATAATAAATTCTCCATATGTTCGGAATATTCAATATACCAACGATTGTATTAATTGTACACTTATTTGTTTTTTCCGAGCGCAGAAGGATCTGCTGTTGCTGCAGCGCCAATACGAGCAATGTCTGGTAGAGAACCTCCGAAGACATAAGAACCAACATGCTTTAGTTCCATCCACGGGCAGAGCCATACTTTCATTCCAGCATTACGAACCCACTGACAGAACATGTAATCTTCTGAGAGATAACGCTTCGAGTAGTCCTTAATTAGACCGTTGTTCGGATCTTTGACAAAGTCTACGATATCAGAAGCTTTTGCTTTTGGATTCTTTTTCAAGTATTCTTCAAGCTCGGCATTAATGTTCGTACGCTTATGATCGATTGGTGTATCGAAGAATGCCATGATCTCGCGACTACCATCAAAGTGTTCAGTACGAACATGATCTGGCTTGTAGAACTGCTGAGGATATGTTTGTTCAAATTTCTCAAAGGTTTGACGACGAATCATCATAAATCCAGTTCCAGATTCAAGCACTTCGACTGGTTGACCAAGGGCAATCTCTCGTGTTTCACCTGTCGGATTGAAAACATAATCGCCGACAAACTTTTCGAGATCGTTTGGATTCTCGTCAGCCATACCCTTATCGACGGCAAGCTTGATCTTTTCCCAGCTAATGCACTTTTTCGGATATGGACCAGCGATGATGTCGTAGTTATCTACTGCATTATCATGATTCTGTAATGCCAGAAGAGCAATCACGTCTTTCGGATTAAATCCAATATCTGAATCGATGAACATTAAGTGAGTATCACCTGAGCGCATAAACTCGTCGGCGCAATAGTTACGTGCTCGAGTGATCAGTGATTCGTTGAAGAGAAAGTAAAATCTAACTTGGATTCCGTAGTGTGTGCAGAGTGCAGAGAGATCTGCAATCGAACGTGTAAACATGCCTGCGCATTGGCCGCCATACATTGGTGTCGCGACGAAGAGCTTGCGCTTTCTCAGCTCTTCAATTGGAACATTAATTTCAATACCCATAATTAATCCTTAATCCTTATTTTCATGATCATGAACGTGGAGTTGCATAATTGCGTAGTGGATAACCTTCAAAAGGTCCTTTCGCCATTCGGCGGGATCACCCTTACGACCGTATCGTTGAGTGTATTTCATCATATTCCCGATATTAAAACCAGTTCCGTGACCAGCATCGATGATGAATTCTGTTGCTTGATATTTATTTCGGGAATAGTGCTGCTCGTAAGTAGCATCGATGTAAGACTGAATCTCCTTCAAAGATTCGCCTTCATTGTATTTATACTCGATTTTTGCCATTATATAAAAAAGTCCTCAAGAGTTGCGAGTTTTGTTTCAGGTAATCCAGACCATTTCTTTCCTTGCCAATGCGGATATGAATTACGGGAGAGATGCACAGACTTTGGCTTTTCCATACATTCGAAATCAAGCTCACCTCTGTCATTCAGAAGTGGATCAACCCACTCGACGAAGTTGACACTGCCTCGAGCACACAGCTTTCTCATCTCGTCCTTGAAGATAAGACGACATCTGTTGCGATCTTCCCATGAACCATAGAACGGAGTACCTTTATAGTAACCAGTCTTTGGCAGGACTCGCGATTCGTGTTCGATAGGAAGCAACTCGTATGCATAGACCTTTGCAAGATCGAGTTGGCTGAGTTGTGTATAGTATCTATTCGCCAAATCTCGAGTAGCCGCTTCTGGATCTGGCTGACGACAGAGATGGTGACGTACGTCGATGTTGCCAAAATAAAATTCGGCAATCTCGTGATGAGGTTCGATGAAAGTCTGTAGACCTTCTTTGAGTGCACCGTGTAAAGTCTTGAAAGGAACAGAGTTGACGAACCAACCTGGACGATACATGCAGATTGCATGGCTGTCGCCAGCCACTGCACGATTTACAATCTCGATCTCTCGAATTGTGATGGCATTGTTTTCGATATACTTCAGGTTTTCCCAGTCGACCTTATGCCAGTCAGGATGGATTTCACCGTTCAGACGAGGCTCGAGCATCTCACTGTACTTTGGATGATCGATCCAAAGCGAATAGACTTTTTTGGTTTTATCAATTTTGGAGAATCGAATTAGGTTGTCGATGTTCCCGTAATTTTTCATGCCGCCGAAGAGGTTCAAAGAACCGAACCAATCGTTTCCATGATACACATAGATGCTATCAAACGAATTGATGTCGTGATGAATGTCACCAGTTCGATCGAGATGAACCAACCCGCCATTCTCTACAGAGATTTGCTCTGCATAGATGGCAGCTTGTGCAGCTCGATGCGAATGGATGTTAGAAGATACGGGTGTGAATGGAGATGTAATAAGAGTTTTCATATTATCCCTTATATATCAAGTGTTCTATATTGTACATCATTTTTTGGCCAATCGCGGTAACTATTTACGCGTTCGTAGATCGTGGGATCATTGAGTACTGGCTCTTTGCCGACATTCCAGAACAAGATGTTCTTACCAGTATTTTTTGGAATATATTTCCAGACTTTCCCATCATAAGTATCGATCGATGGAAATGGTGGAAGATTTTCTGACTTCTCGCTCTGTTGAAATGGTATGGGTTCAGAGATGACTTCGGCTCGACCGAGTTCACCAGCTTTGAGATTACGAGATACTGCAACCGAATGGAACTTGGCATTTGGCCATGCGATCTGCATCGCCCGTGACAGAACACCTGTCGAGATAGCTACGTACACTTCGTCAGGTGCTTCGATCTTCGATGCAGCCTTCACGATACCAGCAGTGACGAGTTCATGCTTCAGGCCGAGTGGAACGAAGAAAGCATCTTCTTGAGAATCTGC